TGTTAAGGAAGGTAATATTGCATATCAAGAAGAAAAAGAAATAGATAAATGTACATATTCTTTTATTAACTCAATTCCCGATCAAGAAGTAAGTTTATTTGATAATATAAACGAATTGCCAAAATGTAAAACAATTCAAGACACATTAAATACTACTCATAGAAAAATAAATCATCTAGCTTTTACAGTAATAAAAAATCATCGAGGAGTTATAATTATTTACATATTAACAAGCACAAACAAAGAAAACAAATGCAACAATGATGAGGTTAAAAAATTGCTTAAGGGCTTAAGTAGTAAAGTTAAAAAAAGAATGCTGTGGACATTATAATAAAAATTGCCTCCTTAATTGTTAATTCTGAGATAACGCCTTTTATGGCGATAACTTTTTTTATAATGTATAATTTAAAATCTCAATCAGAACAAAATAAAAAAGAAATAAGTCAGTTGCAGAACAAAGTAGAAAAATTACATGAGCATAATAACCAAGTTCAAGAAAAAGAATTACAAAAATTAAAAGAAAAAATAGAAGAACAAAAAGAAGAAATATTATCACGAGCAAAGCAACATAACAACGCAAACGCAGAAGCATCAATAAAATATATAAAAGAATTAAATTCTAACCTTGAGGAATATTTAAAACATAAAGACAATGAAAGATGACAACCATTGGATAATAAAATTACTCGGAGTTAATCAATATTTAGAACATTTTAAAAAACATAGACGACAAGGAAGGATATTCTTTCGTGGTATAGTCTGTGCAATAAAAATTGGAATGGCGACTTTTGGATTTACTTTTGGTTTAGCTTTTGCATTATATGCTGGTAACATATTACTTGACATTCTAAATGTTTGCTTTTAAAATTAAGTTTGGAATTCAAACACAAAATTAAATACGGCCATATTTAATTGTTTAATGGGTTGCCTTTAAACATTATTTCATTATGAATCTATTATCGATAGTAGGTGATGTAATATCACCAGTCACAAAATTAATTGATAACTTACATACTTCTGACGAAGAAAGATTGAAAGCTAAAGAATCATTAGCTAAAATTCAGCTAGATATGTCTTTGAAGGTTTTAGATGCACAGACTAAACTTGTCGAACAGCAGGCTAAAATTATAACAGCAGAGGCTCAAGGAGAGTCTTGGTTGCAAAGAACTTGGAGGCCTATTACAATGTTGTTTTTTCTTGTTTGTTTAGGAGTTTATTGGTTCGGATTAGCTCCTCAATACTTAATCGATAATCCAGATGTAGTGGAAAAACTATTTACTATTATTGGTCTTGGAATTGGCGGTTATATTGGTAGCAGAGGAATCGAGAAGAGTATTGACAAATGGAAAAAATGAAAATTAATATAATATATGCAATAGTTTTATTTGTTATAATTTTAATCTCTATTGCTGCAGCAGATAGAGTTTATGGTGCAGAATATAAACCATTCATCGGAAAAACTATAACATACCACAACACAGATAATAATCAAATAAACAAAAACGAGCATTTAGGAAGATTAAAAGATCAGTTAAAATCTTTTAATGTAGGTTTAACATTATTCAAGAAAGATAACTTTTTAAGCTGCTCAACAAGTCGCTTATTACATCAACCCACAAAGATTAGATTTTCAAATGGTCACATTAAAAGAAAACTTTTAAATGATAGTTGTGCTTTAGGAAAAACATTTAAAACTAAATATATTAAATCATCTACTTCTATAATTTTATCAAATGTTAATATCTATGATAATTACAATGGATTAATTACTAAAAAATCTAGCTTGCTAAGAGGATTAGGTGCTGGTATATTTAAAGGTAATGATTATTATGGTGTTTATTGGTTTGATCGTAATAATGAGATAAGTATTAAAAATGCTTTTGGGATTGTATATAATAAATATTTTTAATAAAGGATAATGGACGATGAATTAATTTTTTAACATGACTATTTTTTTAAAAACATTACAAGAACAATTTGACAATATAAAAAAGTTAATCAAATTAAATTTGGAGTCTATTAATACTTTGATAGAACAATCTGATAGCTTAAAAAAGATGATTGAAAATACTGACTCATTAGATGATAATACTAGGCAAAATCTATCAAAGATAAGAGATTCAATGGTAGGATCAATAAATGACTTGATAGAGCATACAGATAGCTTATTTACGTCATACGATAATATTATTGACAAATTAGCCTCCAAATAATGACTATATTTAAAACAATTATTATTTTATTCCTAACTACTAGCAATCTTTATGCTAAAAATAAGAAGTTTGAAAAAGAATATCAAGCTATTGATTGCGAGGCAAGAGGTGGTAAAACAGAAGTCGCCATTAAAGGAGGTAGAATTGATTGTGAGACTAAGCATTTTGTTATTGAATATGATTTTGCCAGAAAATGGGCTGAATGTTTAGGTCAAGTATCATATTACTCTGCTGTGAAAGATAAATTCGGCTTTTGCATCTTGATCTTAGAAAATAAAAAAGATTATAAATATTTAAAAAAGCTAAAATATACTATAAATTATCACGATCTTTACATTAAGATTAAGGTTGATGAAATTAAAAATTTAAATTAATATGTTTTCATCAAAAGAAGTAACTTTACAAAGAACTTTATTAAGTAAATATGGAGTTAGGGGGGTTATGTATTATCAAAATAAGAGAATAGCCCACACATTAGAGAATCCCTGGATAGATAACCAACGCATAATATCCTGCATCCCAACAGGAAAATATAAAGTTAAAAATGATAATACTGGAAGGTTTAGATGGTGGAGGATTTGTGATGTTCCTGGTAGAGGCTTAATTGAAATCCACGAAGGAAATGATATAAGTCACACAAAAGGCTGTATTTTAGTCGGTAATACTATATCAGAACATAACAACACATTATATATAAAAAATTCTTTAGACACATTAAGATATCTAAAAAAGATATTACCTAATAATTTCACTCTAAATATCGAAGAGCAAAACTCTAAAATTATATTTTAATTATTATTCCAAAACAAATCATACCTCATTTTTTAAAATAAAACTTTTTAACTCCTTAACAGTCTTTCCAATCTCTTCCGCATAATACTTAGAATAATGAGATCCATCTATATCTTTATATACTTTTAATTTAACCTCCTTAACCAAGTCATCTTGATCTCCATATTTAGCTTCCCATGTTTTTACCCCTATATGATGAATACCTTCTTCTCCTCGATGGTGGTGAGGGCATAAAGGCATTATATCATAATTGCTTGATTTAGCCCCATAGCCCCTGTTTTTTGTATTATGATGTATTTCTGGTATTCCTCCACAGATTACACAGCCTAATTCAGCCACACGACCCATATAAGCCCTTTCTTGTTTAGTTGCTTTCATATTATTTTAATTATAGTTTTATTTTCATCTCCTTTTAAGCTTTGATAACTAACTTTACCAACATACTTAATAGTATCATCTTGTAATACTCCATGAGCAACAAGACAATCTTCTAATAATTTTCCAAGATAGGAGCAGTTAGAACTGTCAAGAGGTTTCTTTTTAAAATAGAAAGTAAATTCTAAATCAACTTTTTTTTCTACTTTCTCCAGTTTTTTAAACGAATTTGTCAATAATAAAAATTGATCTTTCTGTTGCTTTCTTTGTCTCCAATGCACTCCTGCATAAATCTTATTAGTGGATATTTTTGGAAGATCAAATAATTCAATTATCATTTTTTATTACGATTAGTAAACTTTTCAACTTTTTCTAGCAACTCTTCTTTATTTAATAAATCAATTTCAGAGTAAAACTGTCTATCGCCGCAATTATTTATATCAGACTTGACAACATAATCACCTTTTATCAAATCATCGCTTTTATCAGTTATAACCCTAGTAACATAATATTTATTAATATGCAAAGAACCTATTATAGAATTAGGCTCTAATAACTCCCAACAGTTATAAACTGTATCACCAACTTTAAATTTGTTATTCATAATTATTTTATTAAATCCATTAACTCCTTTTCAATACACAATGAAAAACCCTTATCTATTGCCCATATTTCAATAGCTTTTAATATATCTATCATTTGTTCTTTTGTAGCATCTCTAATTCTTCCTATTTCTTTTTGCCTCAATCTAGCATCAACTAACTCCTCAACTGTTGCATTTGGTAACAGTTTTTTTAATTCTTGTCTATTCATCTTTACATAAATTAAAGCTTCTTCTTTTTTTATCTCTCTAAAATATCCTGCCTCCACTTTTAACGCTTCTTTAAATGTATCTTCATTATATACAAGTTTACCGAATCTATCTGCTCCATGATTTGCTAAATATTCATTATATTGCGGTAATAACTGCACTACAGCACTATGAAAAGCACTATTTTGGCGATTGGTTTTTTTAGCATAACAAGAAGAAAAAGAATCTTTTGCATCTTCTTGTTTATAATATCTCCTTTTTAAGTTATTTTCCATCTGTAAATTCCTTTCAAAATCACAGTCATTATCATATTGGTCAAAAGCATTACCATTTGCGGTAGTTATTTTTTTATATTTTATTTGATTTTTAGAATATTTAATACTTTCTAACTGTTTTTTATATTCTTTATACTTCATGCAATAATTTATTAATTTCTCTTTGGGTTTTCTCACTTTGTTCTTCAAGAGTCTCTTTTGTTAAATCCCACTCACAAATAATTTTCATTTCATCTACATATCTACTATCAATGTTAGTATCAATTTGAAAAAGAGATCCGTTTAAATATCCTAGCTCCATAGATTTAAAAGCATTCAAAACCTCATTTAAACAAGTTTCAGCTCCTGTAGAATCATAAATAAGCCAATCATCAAGATTATCATCAGGTTCTAAACCGAAATGCAATATAAAAGCTTCTTCATAACTCTTAGCTTCTGGATTATTAGCTAATATAATAGCTTTTCTATTTTCCTCCTGTATTTGTTTTAATTCTTGCATATTAAAAAACTTTAATTATTATAACCGCCATATTAATTAAACTATTAATTATGATAGCTTCATATATTCTTATCGGAATTAGTCTTATTGTTCTTGTTAATTCTTCCCTTTAATTTGGCGGGAATTAATTCAGTAACACATATACCAAGACTATCTGCTATAAAAAATAATCGCTCAAGAGTGAATTTATATTTTCCTTTCTCATTTTCTTCCAAAGTTCGAGGATTAATATTAATAGCTTTTCCCATTTGATTGCGACTTTTTTTATGTGATAATCTAACATCCTTCACATGTTTACCAATCATATTATTAATTGCTTGATTTGTTAATTTATTTGATTTCATTTTATATTATTTACATTTTTTTAATACAGACCAAGACCTAGACCCAGATCCAGGCACAGCCCAAAATTTAAAATTAAGATTCATTTTGTTTTTCATAATTATTGTAATTTAGTTTTTATCTAAAGTTAATTACTGATTCCAATAATCCGAATTTATTCTTTTACTAAATTCATCATAACTTATTGCTCTACAAGAAACCTCTTTCGATTCTACTGTTGTGCAATCTTTAACAGAAAATAATTTTCCCCTAAAAAATTCAGCCCAATACTCAAAACTAACACCATATTTAATTTTATCATTTGCTGGATCAGTGTACTCTTTATAAGTATGAAATTCCATCCAACCCGTAAAATGATATATTTTATCATTTAAAATTAAATCACCAACCTCAGATATGATAAACTTGTCTTGACAAGAATATTCATCAAGATAGTAATTTCTAAATTTAGTCTGGAAATTACTAGTATCTATAAGATCAGAATTTGGTAAAGGATATTTACAATTTATTTCATCAAACATTCCCATAATTATTGTAATTTAGTTAATATTTCGTTTTTTAACTCAATAGTTTTAGTTAATAAATCAGATAATTTTTTAATATATTCTTCATCTCTGTAAACTCTTACCACAAACATTTTTTTATCATCTTTAAAAAGCGGATGATAAGATATAAAGTCGCAATACTCTCTTTCTGATATATATAATCCTCCTTGAACTTGCGGCTTATAGTCTGAAGGCAATTTATTATCAATCAAATATTTTAGATGATTTTTCTTTAATGGGCATTTTATTTCAATTAATCCATTTTCGCCAATTAATCCGTCAGGAGAATAACCTATCTCATCTTTTTTAATAAAAGTTACTTGGTCAATTTTAACATCATTAACAAAAGAATAATAACTCCTAGCTTCTTCTTCTAACTCATTACCTCGAATCATAGCTTCACTTTGAAAAGATGCTTCTGGCTCTGTTAAAAGACTATCACTTGCTAATTCAAAAGCATAATCTTTTAATGATTTACTTTCTGCACCCGTAGAAGTAATTATTTTTTTAAAGTTGCTAGCAGTTGCAATACCTAATCGTAATTGCAACCACTCTTGAGAACCCTGCTCAATATCCTTAATTATTTGCATTTTTATTCTTGATTTTATTTTCTAGTATTTTCTTCAACCCTTTAAATTCATCTTCTGGTAAATCTTTTACAGATTTAATTTTATAATGATCACACAAAGCTTTTATATCTTGATTTGCATTATCAATTAATTTAGTTAATATTTTAAACTGCTCTTCACTAATAGGGTCTTTATTTTTGTCATCTGAGTCTTTTGAGTCGTCTAAACAAAATAATCCATTTAATGCATATTTCCTTGCGTAAGAAGAAGTTGATCCAGTAGTCTGGCTTTCATCCATTTTTGGCTTTATTTCTGGCTCTCTTGCGTAAGCTTTTGTAGATATTTCTGATTTTTCGTCTCTAATCTCAGCAACTGATCTTATATAATACCTATCACCAATAACAACTGGCTCATCATCTATTATTAGAGTGAGATCATACTGAAGTAATAAAGGTTTTACAGCTTTTAAAATATCTTCACAATGCCTGTATTCAAAATTACCGAAAGTATTTTTTTTATCTTTAGCTACTTTTAATTCAGATTGAATTTTAACCAACTTCTCGTGAAGCGTTAATTTTTTTTCTTCTGTCATAATTTAATAATTTGTTCTGTTAACTGATTGTCCTATGATTAAAGCTATCTTAGTAAATAGATTTTTAATCATTACTTCCCCATCTTCAGGAGTGATAGTTTTGTTAGCAATAGCATTATCTACTGACTCTATTTGTGTATTTATAGAATCAATAATCTTTTCTTCATTTTCTGTATATGTATTTAGTGCCATGATTTTTTGATTAAGTTAATTATATATTTAAGTTTACAACCTAAAATGTTAAAGGTCAAGTCTTTTATTAAAATAATTTGTATCTTTTCCTTCATAATCAATTCTGCCTTCATATTTAATATAATCTATCTCATCATCAATTTGTTTTTGAATTTGAGAAATATTATATTCTGTTTCTTCGCCATCGCAAAAAACTTCTTTAATATCAGGTATCCAATCTTCGGAAATGCAATCATGCACTATAATTGAAATAATTTGTTCGATAGATTCGCCTTCAAATCCTCCCTTATTTGTTTCTATTGTATAAATCATAATTTAAATATTTAAACATTGTCTAATTTCATCATTGTTGCTATAAAGAGATTTACAATGATTTACCCCATATAAAAGAGCTGATCCAGTACAGAAAACAAAAACTAAAACAAGTATAGTTGCTATTGCTGTGTCTTTTAAATTTATCATAATTACACAAATTTAATTAATAATTTTACCAAAAAAGATTTTAACAAATTTAGATTAGATAATTTAGTTAAATAAAATTCATTATGAAAATCCGTTTTATATATATAGAACATATCGAATTTATGTTCTTTTAATAAGATTTTTTTTGTTAGTTTGTTTAACATATTTAAGATATTTAAGTTTATTACATACTTAAGTTTATAAGCTTAAATGTTAAAGTCAAGTATTATTTGCAAATTAATTTTTATTATATTAAAATATTTTTTGGGGGTTTTCATTTCCCCATGAGGGTGTATCTCATCTCTGATTTAAGTTAATTACAGCACCCTCAAAATTAAGTTGCATGATTGAAGGGAGGAGGTTTTAGTTTTCCTCCTCCTGATATTATCTTTGTTTAAAATTTACGGTTCAAAATTTTTTCTTGAATTGCTTCAAAAAATATGATATAATTAAATTTTAATCAATTAAATTTATATTATCATGACAAAATCATCTAATTCATCAATAGAATATTTAAAAGAATATCAAACAAGAGAGTGGGAAGGCAGAAGCGGTATTTCTCGAAATGTATTAGATCATCGTAACAATCTAAATACACAATTAAGAGAAGCTGAAGAGTCTAAGAGAGAGCAAAAGCCTAAAACATCTATTGCGTCTACATTTTCCAAAGCCTTTGAAGAGCGTGATAGAACTAGATAATTTTTCTTGACTTTAACATATTAGCTTGTAAAGTTAGTTAAATAATTAACTTAAATAAAAAAGCTATGAAAAATGAATTTAGAAAACTGCAATTATTACAAAACCCTAGTAATGATTTAAGCATACAATTACACAATATTTCAACGCCACAATTTGAAAATTATTTAGTCTCTTATCGAGAAAATGAAGCAGTAAAATTTGGGTTTTCAAGATTTGGTAAAAATTATAAAGTTTGGAAAAACACAGATCACACAATCGACCATAATAAAAAATGGAATAGACACGAATTAAGAAAAGAATTTAGAAAATTTACTGAAGCTCTTAATTATTTAAAAGAAATAAGTAATTATGTAGTAATATAAATAATTACTTGACATTTAAAATCATTTAATAAATACTTACTTTGTCTGGACTGATAATAAGACATTTTTTTCTTTATGGAAGCGAGAAATCAGTCCCTTGCTTCCACCACTAAACACAGGACTGATGACAAATCAAAATACTAGAGATAGTTATATCTTTTACAGATCATTTTACGAAGCAATAAAAGAACTTCCGAACGAAAATCAATTAGAAATTTACAATGCAATAGCTGAGTATTCTCTTAATTTTAAAGAGGTTGAATTATCTGGATTATCTAAAACAATATTTACATTAATTAAGCCTCAATTAGAAGCTAATAATAAAAGATTTATAGTGGGTCAGAAAGGTGCAAAACACGGAAAAAAAGGGGGTCGCCCTAAAAGTATAAAACCCCAAAATAACCCCAATGGGGATAAAAAAAATTACCCCAAAGAAACCCCTAATAAGAATGTAAATGTAAATGAAAATGTATTGAATGTAAATAACAATGAAGAATGTAAATCTAAAAATAATATAATCTTACCAGATTATTTAGATTTAGATATTTGGAAAGAGTTTTTATCTATGAGAAAGAAATTAAAAGCTCCTAATACTGAAACGGCTTTAAATCGTATTTTAAAGAAGCTAGAAGCATTTGAAAAGCAGAAAATGGGCAATGGTACTTTAGCAATAGAAAATAGCATTGAAAACGGCTGGAAAGGAGTTTTTGAACCTAAGCAAAAAAATACCACTAAAACCAATTCTGGTGATTCTTTTGATAGGGTATTAAAAGAAATTCAATCAGAGCAACTTAAATTAAAATAATTATGATAAATAAAGAAATATATCTTAAAGGCTTACAATTAATTTGTCTTGATGCAGGATTGGAATTTTCACGAGAAAAGGACGATGCTTTTCTAAAAGGAAAAATTACACTTTTTGAAAATTTTTTACAGAATTTTACAAATGAAGATTTTGAGAAAGCGACCTTAGAAATTATAAGAAAAGAGACTTTTTATAATAAAATTCCTCAAGTAAAAGTTTTTATTGAGTATTGCCAAAAAGAAAAAGACAAAAGACTAAGCGAGAAAAAAGCAAGAGAACTAGAAATAGTAAAAAATGAAAAGCAAAAATTAATCTCTACAATTTATAAATTCTTTGAAATAGACAAAACCCCACCAACAGATTATTTATTTTATGCTTTAGCAAGCACATTAAGATCTTGTAGTTTAGAACAAATTAAACAAGCTTTTGATAATTTAAAAATTATTGGCTATAGACCAACAATTGAAGATTGGAGAAAAGAATTGAATAAAAAAGAAACCACGAGCGAAGCTAAAAACTGGGTAATGCCTAATTTAAAGGCTGATAGATAATAATATTAAATTAAAATAATTATGAAAACAAAAGAAGAAAAAAAAGAGTATTACAGAGAATATAGAAAAAAAAATGAAACAAGATTAAAAGAATATGGCAAAAAATATTACGAAGAAAACAAAGAAAAAGTAATAAGAAAAAAAAGCGAATATTATGAAAAAAATAGATCTGAAATAGTAAGAAAGAAAAAAGAATATTATAAAAAAAATAGAGATCGCATTTTAAAAGCAAATGCAAAAAAGAATTTAAAAATTACACCAATCGCAATCTACACAAAAAGAAAAGCATATGAAGTAATGGAGATTTTAAGAGAAAAATTTAATACAAATTGCAGAATTTCCGAAGCTGGATCACTAAAAATTATTCACGAAAAACAACCAAAGCATGGAAGATATATAAACGAAACAACAGTTGAGTATGAAGATGAGATTTATCTTGTAGGCAAAAAAATCGCAATAAAAAGAAAATATTTTAATATTTATACTTGACTTTAACATTTTACATTGTAAACTTATTTACATAATTAACTTAAATCAAAAAAAACAATGAAAATAACAACACAACAAGAACTAGACAAATTAATCGCAACAGCTGATAAGTCAAATACAATAGTTTTAAAGGAGGATTTACAAATAACTTTTGATTGCGAAATCCCTTGCAACATCAAAGTTTTTGGCGACATCAAAGTTTTTGGCGACATCGATGCTCACGACATCCAAGCTCACAACATCATCGCTCGCAACATCAAAGCTCACAACATAAAATATTATGTTTTGTGTATAGGTTACGAATCCTTAAAATCCGAATCAATTTCAGGAAGAAGAAAAAATTCATTTCACAAATGCTTAGATCAAGAAATTGAGATTGTAAAAAAAGAAGAGACAGTAAGCATCGAATTAACACAAGAACAATTAGATAAAATTAAACACTTAATATAATGCAAAAGTTGAACGAAATACTAACTATTTTACTGATAAATAGAAAAAAGATATTGCAAAGAAGTTTACAAATTTTATATGTACCAGTGGCAATAATTTCTTTTTGTTCTATTCTTTATTTTGACAATGATACAACTGTAACGCATTTTGCTTTTAGAATGACATTACTACTTATTTTAACAGGCTCTCTATTTAGTGACAAAATATGTAAGTATCTATTTGAAGATGTCGTAATATTTAATTTAGAATTGTATGAAAGTATTAAGAAAAAGAGAGTCGATTTGTTAAACGAAATATATAATTTAGAGTATATAAAAGAGAATTGTCGTAGTCTGTCAAACTATTCTTTTGAATTACTAGAAAAAGAGAGGGTAAATATTATTAACGAGTGCCGAAGTCGTAAAGCTGAGTTAAAAAAGAGAGAACAAGAATATATGGAAATTGTAAATCGTGAACACGAATCACAGGCAAGGCGTAGTAAATTAGAATCGGAGTATAGCTCTTTTTATAATAACATAATTAGCAAAGAAAATGAATTAAAAAATAAGTATAAACTTAAAAAACATAAGTTAGAAATCAAACTTGATAAATTAAGAAGTGAGTTAATCCATCTACAAGATTTAAAAATTAAAACTATAACAAAATGCAAAAATTAAGAATAACAAACACATATAACAGAGAAAATAATCAATATGAAAAAGGCACTTTTGATATAAGAGAGAGCGAAAAATCTATTACAGGAAAAGTCAATATTTCCACTAAAAAAGATAATAAATATATATCAAAAACCTTGCCATTTATTGCTTTTAAGTCTAAAATAGATAGAGAAACTGAAAGAGCAATTTTAGATTCTCGAGGTCAATTATTTGATGCTGAAATTGGATTGATGGTGGATAATTTCCAGGATCAAACAGGAAAGACAATTACTTATGTTAAGGTGGTAATTAATCAAGCAAGATTTGAAGCAGTGGACAAGCACAATCAGGCGAAGGCTAACGGATACCAGCCAGAGGATTTGTTAGACGATGATATACCTTTTTAAAATGGAGTATAAAAGAGTTTTAAAAAAAGATGCTGTTTATATAAATATACTACATGATAATTCTGATGCTAGAGCGGAGGGAGTTATTAGGGTATTAGATCGAATAGCTTTTAAAAATTTAAAAAATCTTGAGTCAATTAAGGATCACAAAGGTTTCTTAATATTGACTTGGAGAGAAATTCCAACTGACAGACAATTTAAAGTATTTAGGGAATCTTGGGAAAAAGAGTACGAACTTCCCGAGAATGTTATTAATCAATTAATTATAAAATTATGAAACAAGAACCAATCACAGTAGAACTTTACTATAACAACTCCATAGACGAAAAATTAAAAAAATATCAAAAAAAGCACGATATATTTAGCTTATTCCAAATAAGAAAAACATTTCTTGCCGATAATAAGCCTCGTTTTATTTTTGTAAGTCAAGAAGCCCACAAATCAGAACAAGACTTCTTTAATGATCCAGAAAATAAATTATTTTATGCTAAAGAAATAAGAGAAGAAATTGAGGGTTTTAAATCGGTCAGAATCGAAATAGATAATCCAGATGAATTTCCATATAGGGAAACCGAAGCAGAAGCCGAAAAAGATATGGAACGATTTATAGATTGGTTATTAATCAATTAACGGAATACCCTCCTGCCTATTTTCATAGTATAGTGCTTTTTAGGTTGAAGTGCTTAACTGTCCTTGATGCTAGAAATAGTTAAATTCGCTTTGGCAGGATAAAGGGATAATATTTTTTAAGCCTACAATCAAGGAAAAACCTATTAATTAATAAAAAATGAATAGAATAACACAATACATAAACTTTTACAAAATAAAAAAAAACTTAAAAATAAATGAAGAGCAACAAAGCTTAATAGAAAAAGCTAAAAGTAAATTTATTTCAAGAAAAAGCGGAATTGATGGCTATAAGATGCCACTATACAAAAACATAAAAAGCTTTAAATTAGATTTGGAAGATATATTTGAGAAAAAGGCAGGAGGAAGAAAAATCACTAATTAAATAAATTATGACAACATTAAACTTATTATATATAATTCTGGCACTACCAATATTTATTTATACAATTATTGACTACATAATATATAATAAAGTTAATACAGAAATATATAAATTAAAAAATCAAATCAGAGATAAAAAAATTTACGAGCGTCCTTACAAACATTTTTCAGATACATTTAATATAAAATATTATCGAAATAAAATTAATTCTTTATCAGAACGAAGAAAAGCATTGAAAAATCCCGAAAGAGTTGCATCTATGGAATATTTATTTGATTTTCTTCACAAAGCAGAAGAAATAATTGCAAACCAGCGTAAAATTGAAAAACACCATGAAATATCAAAATTAAGATTGCTTGCAAGGCTTAGATTTGAAGAAATGTCTATCAGTTTTATTAATGATACAGATTATGCTGTAAACTACAATTCTTCAATAGAAACTGTCACCCAATTATCTGGTTTTTACTATTCGTGGGTCAGAAGGATGGAACGTGCTGATCATTTTAAGTTTATATATCCATCTTTAGCCATATCCTTTTTAAGCAACACTATAGATGGAAATGTATGCGAATATTCAGTTTTAGAACGTAGAAACTATGAAAATTTAAATATAAAGAAATACAAATCTTTTGACTCAGCATTAGAAGATTTAGCTGGTAGAATTGAAACATTAAGCATTACCTCTTGATTATTAATAATTATATTCTATAATAAGAGTGTTATTTATACATGCTAGGGGGTAATACTTCCTAGCGATACTTAGCATGTTAATATCAAGAATCACTAATGGCAGAATATAAAAACCTTAACGATAAAAAGCTTCCAGGCAGACCAAGACTTATACCTAAAATTTGGAACGAAGAAATAAAGCAAAAGATATTAGATGCATACAAGGAAGGACAAAGCGATATTGCGGCTATTGTAACACTAGATATTACAAAAGAAACTTTCTATAAATTAGTAAGAGCAGATAGAGAAAGTTTAGGAGATATAGAGCAAGACTTTGTTGACTCAATTAAAAAAGGTAGGGCATTAAGCCAAGCATGGTGGGAAGAAATGGGTAGAAAAGGAACAATAGGAATATTAGATAGTTTCAATAATGGAGCATTTGTTTTTAATATGAAGAATAGATTTAAGCCTAAAGGATATGATAGTACATGGGCAGATAAAGTAGAAACACACAACACAAACTCAAATTCTGATAAGGTTGATGTGCAAATAAACCTCTCACCAGAAGAAAACTAAAAATTCCAACCCACAGAATATAAGGCTTGAATGCCAATCTCTCACCGCGTGGATAAAAAATGTAAAAAAATCATATATTTACTTGACAAGTAAAATCATCATAATTATAATTAAGAAATAATTAACTTAAATAAAAAAATCATGAAAAAAGGTATAACAATAGATTTAAATATTATTAATTCACAAGATAGCAAAGATTTAGCAGCTAATTTATTAAAAGGTTTATTAGAAATAAGAGAAGTTGCTTCATTGCATGCTTTTAATAAAGATATTGTAGAAACAATAGATCAGCTACTTATAGACAACAATAGAAATATAAGCATATTCAAAGAAATAACAGAAGCAACACTTCTAATAGAAAAAGATATAACAGAAAACAAGCGATATGGATATGATATTGTGACTTCTCTTTTGGATGGAGTAGAAAAGATTTTCCCTGACATTCCTAAAAGAAATGAAAATATAATAACGATGAGAATTTGCGATAATTTAGAAAGAAGAGGAATAAGTTTTTCATTTTAAAACTATGAAAAGAAGAATCACAACAAATAGCAAAATAGGATCAAACAGAATCAGAATATTTGCAGGTCTTACATGGGGCGAAGCAATAAGACACGCAGCAAACCGAGAAGAGCCTGACACATGGATAGAAAAATGTGGGAAATGGGGCTCAGCGGAATATTACAAATTAAAAACTCATGGCATATATCGTAAAGGTAGATCATTAACAGTGCCAAGAGTATTAAATGATTATGTAGAATATATAATATTACATAATTATAGAAATAAGAGATTGAAAGATTTGGGGTGTGATAATTCATATAATAGAAGTATAGATTTTTAAAATAATATAAATAATGAAACTAACCCCAGAGCAACACAAGGAACACAGCCAGAAAATTAAAGAAGGTTTAGCCAGATCAGATAAGAAAGCTGGCAGACCCCGTAAAATAGACCACAAAGAAATAATAAAACTATCTCAATATAAAACAGTTAAAGAAATAGCTAATCAATTCGGAATTAGTAGGCAAGCAATATATAATATAATTAAACAACTATGAAGAAGTCAATCAGATTGTACGATAGAATAGACAGAGAAACGCCTAAAGAGTTAAGGGATAAGGTTGCTTACGAAATCAGAAAATTAAGAAAAAATCCCTATCTACATTTTAGTTATACAGTAACCCCAACCGTAACTCCTAAAAACCCTAACGAATACAAATACCCTTTGTTTTTAAACTTACAAAAGAGCCTAAATGCTATTATTCGATATGATTACGACAGATGCGGAGATAAAAAATATAATCATTTAATTAAATAAACTATGCTAGAAAAGATTTGCACGAATTTAAAAACCTCAAAAAGATTAAAAGAATTAGGCTTTGAAGCTGAAACTAATTTTTTATATACGCCAACAGAAATAACCGCTTCAGAAGATAAAAAGTTAGAGCTTCAGCATTGGGCAGCCACAGAGTATATTGTTTGGAAAAAAGATAGTTTAATTCCAGCTTACACATTAGAGCAAATATTAAGCGAATTACCAGATATCATAGAAGTTAATAATAGTATATATCATTTAATGATTTCTAAAAATAGCATTTATTATTTTAGTCACTCAAAGCTAGAGGTATTTGCAAATTATCAAGAAAATAATTTATCTAGTTCTTCAGCGAAACTATGGATTAAACTAAAAGAAGATAAAATAATATGAAATTTGACTTACACCCTAGACAATCAACCTGCTTTACCAGTACAGCAACAGAAATTCTGTATGGTGGTGCTGCTGGTGGTGGTAAATCTCATTGTATGAGAGTTTTGGCATTAGCTTATGCTTTAAAAGTACCTAATATACAAATTTATCTATTTAGAAGACTGTCAGAAGATTTGAAAAAAAATCACTTGGACGGATCAAGTGGATTTGTGCAGATATTATCTGAAATGGTAAACAAGAACCTAGCTTCAATTAACTATTCTACTGCTCAAATAACTTTTTGGAATGGTGCAAAGATTCATTTATGCCATTGCCAACATGAAAAAGATGTAATCAAATATCAAGGTGTGGAAATTAATGTATTGCTAATAGATGAATTGACACATTTTAGCGAGTATATCTACAAATTTTTACGAGGCAGAGTCCGTATTGGTGGTTTACAAATTCCAGAAGGTTTGTTCGGTGCTTTACCAAGAATAGTTTGTGGATCAAATCCTGGAGGAGTAGGACATGAATTTGTTAAAAGTGAATTTATAGACAATAAAAATCCTGTAGAAATCTATCAAATGTCGGATGAGGAAGGAGGAATGAGAAGACAATTTATTCCTGCTAAATTAGAGGATAATCCGACCATGACAGAAAACGATCCACTTTACAAGCATAAATTACTTGGTTTAGGTGGTGCATTAGCAAAAGCAATGCTTGATGGAGATTGGGATGCTATCGAGGGAGCTTATTTTGATACTTTCAACAAAGATATTCATATTGTAAAAGATTTTGAAATCCCCCACGATTGGTATAAAATCAGAGGTTTTGACTGGGGATATTCCGCCCCTTTTGGCGTGTTATGGGGTGCTATAAGTGATGGAAGCCTTATAAATATAAATGGTAAACACATATCTTTCCCTAGAGACTCATTAATAATTTATAGAGAATATTACGGATGGACAGGGAAGCCGAATAAAGGGTTAAAAATGGAATTGCCAGAAATAGCTAAAAACACTATGCAAATGCAAGATAACGAAGTAATGAATAAGCAAGTTGCTGATCCTGCAATATTTGATGAGAGTAAAAAGAATATGGGAATGACTCAAGCCGAAGAATTGGGAAAATATGGATGTATTTATGAAAGAGCAGATAATAAAAGGGTTGCAGGCTGGCAACAGATAAGAAGCAGGCTGACAGGTAGAGATGGCAAACCTCTAATCTACATAACAGAGGGTTGTAAAAATTTAATTAGAACTTTACCAATAATGCAGTATGATAAAACGAAGCCAGAAGATTTAGACACAAGCCTGGAGGATCATTTATTGGATGTTTTAAGATATATTTGTATGGCAAGACCAATAACGATAGATATTAAGGAAGCTGTACCAGACCCAGCAAAGGATTTTTGGGATAATTTCAATCCTCATCAGATAAGAAAAAACAAAAAAGTTATTAATTATGAATAGCTTGACTTTTAAACTAATTTTACATAACCTTGTTTATTATTATATAATAAAAAGTTATGTCTAACGAAGATCAAAAGAAATCAAAGCAAAAAGCAGACCTTCATGAGGTATGGAAAAAAGAACTAGATTCTTGTTTAAGATATCATGAAAAATATTTTGCAGAGGCTAGAAAATATGAAGATATTTACAAAGACCAGCATAATTTGGGTGGCTTGGATAGATATAATATATTTTTTGCTAATACTGAAACATTAGCACCACTTGTCTATTCTAAATTACCATCTCCTAACATTACTAGAAGATATAAAGATGATGACGAAGCATCAAAGATTGCATCAGAAATATTAGAAAGAACAATTTCGTATTTTTTAGAAATAACAAAAGCAGATACTACATTTAGCAAAGCAAGAAAAGACTTTTTAATTAATGGTCGTGGATTGGTTCGTGTTTATATGGAAGATGGCGAGATAATAGAAACAGAAGAAGGCGAAGAAGTACTTGATAACACTAATAAAAAAGTTTATCCAAAAAGAATTGAATATAGAGACTTCTTAACAGATCACACAGCTAAAAATTGGGATGATCTTAAATGGGTTGCTTTTAGATGTTATAAAACAAAAGATGAATTATTTGATTTATTTGGCAATGCAGCTAAAGATATTGAAATGGATTCTTCTGACGAGTTAAGCAATAACCCAGAAAGCTTAGAGCTGTGGGAGATTTGGGATAAAGTAAATAAACAAGTAATTTGGTTTTCACAAGAAAAAGTTATTCAAGTTGATAAAGACCCCTATAACTTAACTAGTTTTTTCCCTATTGCTCGTCCTACTGGTACTGATAGCGACCCATCATCATTATTGCCAATTCCTCTTTATAGAATGTATAAATCACAAGCGGAGGAATTAAATATTATTGATAATAGAATTAGATCACTAACAGAGCAGATTAAATATACAGGTGTTTATAATACAATTAGCGAGGCAAAAGATATAGAAAACTTGCTAAATGGAGAAGATGGAGAATTTGCACCATTATCAGGAGTCAGCACCTCTAACATTAAAGATCAAATATTTGTAAAAGATATAGTGCCTATTGCAAACACGATTACATTACTTAATAATCAAAAAGCCCAAATTATTAACAATATAAGAGAAATTACAGGTTTATCTGATATTGTCAGAGGTGTAAGCATAGCATCAGAAACAGCGACAGCTCAAAGGTTGAAAGGTGATTTTGCTATTAGTAGAATACAACCATTACAAAGAGCAAATGAAATTGCAATCCGTGATACTATTGAGATTATGGCAGAATTAATCGTTGAAAACTACACAATAGAAGAATTGGTTAAAATTACAAATTGCCAAATAGTAGATTTAGAGTCAATAGCACAAACTGCACAAGATAACCAAAATATGTTATTACAAGAGGCTATTAATAATTTACCTCAAAATATAACAGGCGAGCAAAAAGTACAGCAGATAGAAGCTTTAAAACAACAAGCAGAAATCGGCTTTAATAAAACTATAGATATTGCTCAAAATGAGTTGAAAGGCTTTGCAATGAGTCTTGACCAAGTCAAGCAGGTTGACGAAGTTTTAAAAGATGATGCACTAAGATCATTTTCTATTGATATTGAGACAGACTCTACTATATCAGTTGACCAGCAACAAAACAAGAATGATAGAATACAATTTATAGCAACATTAACTAATTTTGCTGGACAATTCACGCCTTTACTCCAAGCTGGAATGATACAACCAGAGGCTTTCAATGAGTTTTTAGGATTTATTGCCAGACCTTTTAAGGTAGGCAGAAATTTAGAAGAATTTCTACTAGCAAAGCCAAATGAAGAAGAGGAACAACAGCCATCGCAAGAAGAATTGCTGGCACAAGCTCAAAATGAAAGACAAGAAAGAGAATTTCAATTTAAGGTAGAGAGTGAAAAAGCTAAAATTAACCTAGAGCAACAAAAAATTGATATTGAAAAGGCTAGAGTCTTGCAAAACCAAAGACAATTTGAAGATAAAATTGATTTTGAAGATGCAAACAAGGCGGCAGATCGTCAAGCAAAAATTTTAGAAAAAGTAGCACCATCCCCAGAAGAGATAATCGAATCAAGAACTCAAAGACTTAACGAACAAATAAGAAATGACTAATTGCACAAAAGAACAAAAGGAGGATTTAAGATTATTGGATAAAAAACTTAAAAACTTAGAAAAGTCAATAAGAAAAAAATTAAAAAATAATCCTATACATGCTATAGAATTTGACCAAACTAAAAACATTAATTATATAATTATTCCAAAAGAGAGGTGGTTTTTTGGTTTCTCCCCCTCAAGAAATATAAGCATATAAAAAATGACTAGAAAGATTTTAAAAATCGTAGACGGGAAAAAAGAATGGGTCTTTGATGGTTATGGTAAAAATGGAGCATCAAAACAAAGAAAAATGCCTGCTTGTGGAGAAGATTTGACCATTGATGGCTATATTTCTAAGCACGGAGGAATTGAAAGCCAGGTTGATGGAAGAGTCTACACAACAAAAAGCGGCTATTTAGATCATTTAAAAGCTAATAACTGCCATATAAAAGATTACTAATTTTACATAACCTTGACAATTAATTTTACATAACCTATAATACAGCAAGATTTTATCTAAATATATTTTTATGGATACAATGAAGAAAAACAGCGAATCAATAGCTGAAATTCTAGGAGAGCAAGAAGAGAATCAAGAAATTGAGAATCAAGAGTCTGTCCAAGAAGATAATATTGATGAAAATGAGGAAGCAGTTGGTGCAGAAAATGCACCAAGTGAAGAATCGGAAGATCCAGAAGAGGAGTTAAAATTTCTTAAACTGACTAGCGGTTGGACAAAAGAAGAAAAAGAACTTGTCAAAAAGATCAAAGACCCAGAATTAAGAGAAGAAGCAATTGAAGCTACAAAAAAAAGAAGAGTAGATTTTGATCGTAGAAGTCTTGAACTAGGGAATACTAGGAAAGAGTTGGCAGAAATGCGAGCTAAACTGGAAGAATTAACTTCCTTGCAGAAAAAACCTGTTGCAAATAATGAGGATGAATATCTTACAGAGCA